TATGCCAATCACGCCGCAGCGGAGCCGCCCTCTGCAAAGGCCTCGCTCCGAGACACCGCTCCGCTGGCCAACCGCCGGCGCGGTGAGAAATGCGGGCTAGCCGAAACGCTCGCCGTGCCCGCCGCACGAAACGGCTGGTTCGACCCGATCGACATCGCCGTTCCCTCGCCTAGCCGATATGCTCGATCATCACGGCGCGCTTGTAGGCAGCGTTGCTGGCGGTCGGGATCGTGGTGCTGTTCGTGGTCGTATCGGTGGGCGCGCAGAAGCCGCCGATCCAGTACCAGGATTGGGCGATGATCTGCTGCAGTCGGTCCAGCGGCTCGCGCGTGACCATCGCCACGCCGTCCACAACGGCGATGATCGAATCCTTGGGCGCCACGTCGTCGGCCGCCATTCCTGCAAAGTCACCCTCGATCAGCGCACCCTGGCCGCACACGATCGGCCGACGGACCAGCAGACCCGTCAGGGTCGGATGCGTCTGCACGAACGATTCGGTTGTGGTGACGAAACGCAGACCCAGGAAGTCGTTCACCATACCGCGGCGGAAGACCTGATTGGCCGAAGTTGCACCCTGGAACAATTGCCGGAAGTCAGGATCGGCAAACAACTGGCGGGCCGAAACCGGATCCAGATAGCAGTTATAGACGCCGTCGATCTCCGGCACGGCATTGGCCCGGAGCGTCGCCACGGCATCCAGCAAGTTGGACATCGTCAGCGTATCGCTGGCCTGAAGCCCGGCGGTGTTACCGCGGTCCGAGGGACGCACGATCACTGAAGCGGTGGCGGACTGCACCGTATTCCCGGCAGTGCCGTCTGCGACGGAAACGCTGCTGGCCAGGGTCAGCGTTCCAGAAATGCCATTCGGCGCGGTCGAGACGTTGGTCGCATCCGCTGACGTGCCCACCACCTGGTAGGCGTCACTGCCAATCGTGACAGTCAACGGCGCACTCGCGCTCACCGTTGTCGGCACGCCATAGACGAAGGTGGAGGTAAACCCACGAATATCGTCGACCGCAACCGAGGTGCCGGCCGAACCCAACGTGGTGCGTACCCGCGTGTTGCCGCCGAAATAGGCGCCAAACAGTGCATTGCGCGCCAGCTCGTCCAGGCTGCGGGCAGCCTGCTCGCCGTTGACATAGGCATTCTGCAGGAACTGGCTTGCGATGCCGACACGGCTCGTCACCATGTTCAGATCGGTGGTGGCTGCGTAGCTGTTGATCGAAAGCGTATACTGCTCGACTGCCCAGGTGGTGGAGGTCAACCCGTTATCGAGGTTGGTGTTTGTCGCCGCCGCCATCGGCGTCGTGACGCTCGGCTTCAACCCGGCCCGCGTTTTGGTCAAGGTCTCACCGATGCCGACGGCAATCTCCTCGCGGTCCGCAACCGCACGGTAGCCAAGGCGCGACCGCAGCGCCTGCTCGAACTCCCGTTCCAAGAAGCCCTGCCGGATGATCGGCTGCAAAGCAGTCGGAAAGTTTTGGATGCCCATCTGTGTCCTCGATTATGCTGGTTGCGCGGAAGGCGGTGACTAGAAGCGGCGCCGAAGGATGTCGGCGCGGGCCGCTCGCCACTCGGCCTCGGTCATGTCGGTTGCGCGCTTCTGGCGCGGCGGTTGCGCCGGCGGCGGCGCGGCGATGGAAGACGACGACGCGGAGCCAAACAGCCAAGGCTTCGCCTGTCGCAACTGCGCGATGATCTGCGGAGCACCCTCTACATCGCCCGTCTCGTTCAGCTTCACACCGGACGTGTCGACCAGCTTAAGCCCATCCAGATCCAGGATGCCGGCGCGCACCGCCTCGGCTTTCAGTTCTGCCCTGATCAGTCGGTTTTCAGCGTCTCGCTGGACGACGGTCAGCTGTTGTTCAAGTGCTTCGGCGCGTAGTCGCAGATCGGCGACAATTGCCTCGGGGGAAGGCGCGTCGGCATCGGACATCAGTGCTTCCTGTGGTTGCGTCGATCGGTAGCGATACGCGTCAGCTCGGCCGCGATGTCCTCAAGGTCATAGGAATCGGCGACTGCCTTCAGCGCGGTCTCCCGCGAGATCGTCCCATTGGAAATAAGCGTCGCAAGTGTCTGCGCGTCGCGCAGCCGGTCCTCGGCCGTGAGCGGATACCAGCGCGGCCACTTCAAAGTCAGCCGTATGTCGGGATCGGGCTTGTATAGCTCGTCTCCCAGGATCTGCAGCCGGTAGACCTGGGCGGCACGCAGAACCATGCGCATCAGGGCAACCAACGCTCCCTCGCCGTAGCTGACGCGTAGATTGTCAGCGAGCCAGATCAGCCCCTGGTTCAGCATCTCCAGCGCGCGGCCGGATTGTGCTGCGGTCAAACGATCGGGGTTGGCGCGGCTGCCATGCAGGCTCTCCAGCGCCAGCTCGCGCAAGGTGCGAACGTATTCGATGACCGCCGCCGATGCCGTCCCGCCGATCTCTAGCAGCTTGGCATCACCCTTCTCGCTCACCACGAGGGCGTTGCCGCCGCCCTTGATGATCTCGCCGTCCGATCCCGCCGGCTCCTTGATAATCAGAGTTGGATCGCTGCTGTACTTCAGCCCGCGCCCCGCCTGGCTCAACTGGTAATCGATCTCGATCGAGGTCTCGACCGCGGGACGAAAGGTACAGGCACCGTCCAGCGTCGATCCGGTCGCTGCCGGACCCGGCAGGTTGCGCACCCAAACCAACGGCACGAACCCCAGCCCGTGCCGCACCGACCGTGGCAGATCAATCTCGGGCTCGTCAGCAGCGCCAACCTGGACCGGCTCATACCAAGTCTCGTCGTTGGCGTCCCATTGCCGCGTGAACCAATAATCGGCGGCCGGTTCGGTAATCGTATAGCCGCTATCGGCCAGTAGCTGTCCGGCAACCTTGTACCGTTCCCTCACAGACACAAGCGTGTCCGGCGCCTCGCGGTCCCACACCGGCTCCAGGTTCGCGGTATCAAGCACGCTAAAGAACACCCGGCCACGCAGCACCCGCAGCAGGATCGCGACCGAGCCGACGCTGCCGCGTATCGCCGCTTCGATCATCACCTGGTTGAGTCTGGTTTCCTTCACCAGGTCGGACAGGCGAGCCTGCAACGCGCGGTCCGCGCAATCGATGGTCGGGAAATGCCCTTCGCTGAACAGCAGCGCCACGCTGTCTTCCACCACCACGCGGCACAGCCCGTAACGTACGCTTGGCCGCCGCGCACGCAGTGGGATATACTCACCACCGGCAGTACGCTCCTCGTGGAATTCATGACGCAGAACGTCGTAGATGGTGCCGTCCAGCACACGGCGCAGGATGTCCAGCATGCGGGCACGTTGCGACAGATCGCGGTCGCGCGGCACCAGGTCGCAGATTGTCTCGAACATGGATGTCCTTGATGGCGATCAGCGCTGCAGCAGCGGTACGTCGATGCGCCGCGCCGCAGCACCCTGTTCCAGCAGCAGGGTGAAGGCGCGCGACAGGGCGTCTACCTGGTCATCCTTGGCGCCATGTGGAAAATCACCCAGCTCTTCAAGGAAATCAGCGTTCCAGTCGGCCCGTACCAAGGCGAAGTTGCCGGCCTCGATCTGCGAAACCACCGGCAGCGCCCGCACCCATTTCGATCCCGTCTCTCGCGAGGAGACGACGCGGAAACCCGCCAGACGACCTGTCAACGCAGCAACCTGCATCTTGCCCGCCTGCCCGGGGTCCTGCGGGATTCCAATTGTCACGGACACGCCATCCTCGGCCGCCGTCCGCAGAATGGTTTGCTCCACCACCAACGGCGATGCGCGCAACCGCACCAAATCCAGCACCACGAAACGCCCGCTCTGCTCACGCAGCAGTTTCAGCCCTACGGTCCAGTCCGGGTCGCCATTGGAGCCTGTCGGCGTGGCCGCCAAGTCCCAGGCGCGCACGACCGCGGCATCCATCAACGTGGCCGGACGGCTGATCAAATCGAACCGTTCGATACGGAACGGTGTGCCATCCAGCGGCATCGGCCGCTGTTGATACTGCGCCGACCATGTGCGCTCACCGACCGCCGCGCGCTTGCGGGCGAGCGCCTTGGCATCTTCCCACTCCGGCCAAAGCGGCTCACCCGGTGCGCGGCCCATCGGGTCTTCCGCCTCGGCCAAAGCCGGCAATCTCAGGCAACGCCAGTCCTCGTGATCCTGCGCCAGCAGCCGACCACCCAGATCATCGGTGTGCCAGCGTGTCATGATCAGCACCACGCGCGCACCCGGCCGCAACCGTGTCAGCAATTCGGATCGGTACCATTCCCAAAGCCTTGCCCGTGCCCGCGCGCTATCGGCTTCGTGGTGGGATTTCACAGGGTCGTCGATAATCACCAGGTCAGCGCGCCGGCCGATCATCGGCCCGCGCACGCCGGTTCCGAAATACTGCCCGCCAGTCGATGTTTGCCAGCGTGTCGCCGCCCCGCCACCGCGACCGGCGATGCCGTAGCCTAGACGCTCCTCGTGCTCGCGCACCGTTGCGTGCACCTGACGTCCAAAATGCGCCGCCAGGTCGGCGGTATGCGAGGCCGCGATGATCGAACTCGCCGGATGGCGCGTCAGCCACCAGGGCGGAAATAACACCGAAGTGTACGTCGACTTCGCGGAGCCAGGCGGCATCAGCAGCATCAGCCGGTCGGTGATGCCGGCGGCCACATCCTCTAGCCCGCATTTCTCACCGCGCCGGCGGTTGGCCAGCGGAGCGGTGTCTCGGAGCGAGGCCTTTGCAGAGGGCGGCTCCGCTGCGGCGTGATTGGCATAGTTTGGACGCACTGCGTCATCGCCT